CCTGTTGTTATAAAAAATATATTCAAGCAATATGAAATTGATATATCAAACCCTGAAATTATCAAATTAGAACACATATATGCCAATGAAACTTTACATGAAATATCATATAGGTTATATGGTACAATTGATTATTGGTGGGTTTTAGCTTTATTGAATGGTATAAAAGATTGGTTTGATGTATATTACAATGATAATTTATTCATGGCAAAGGCTAAAAAGTTAGCACAACAATATTTTGATGATAATAAAATAACTGATTATACACAAGAACAATTTTATGAAAAATACCTTGAATTTTATGAGCAATTGAAAAACAATCAACAATATACAATTATGGTTATAGACCCTGAATATATGACAGATGCTTTGATAAAAATATTTGAAACAATAAAAGTAGGTAGTTGATAAATGGGTGCTAATTTACAGTATTTTGTAAAAATTGAAAAGCTAACTTTAACTACAATAAAAGGTGTATATGATTTAAGTGATATATTACAATTCATGTTTTACTATACAAGTTTATCAAATTATCATATAATAATGAATTTGGTTATAACTGATAGTCAAGATGCTTTAGCTAACTGGGAGGTAAATTTAGGTGACAAATTAAATGTAATTTTAAGTGATGATGATGGACGTATTTTCAAAAGGCAATTGTATTTGATTGAAGTTGAACCAGATACAAATGTTGTTAACATGAATAACCGTGTTAGGGGGCTTTCATTTGTATTCAGTTCAAAAATGATGATTGACCATTTTATGAACACAATTTGTAAACACTTCAAAATGCCAAAAACAGCAGTGTTTGATATGATGTTTAACAAGTATTTTAAAAACAATGACATACAATTCATAAATGAAAACAAAGATAATGGTATAATTGAATTTTGGGCAAATTATTGGAAACCTTATGATATATTAGATTTTGTTTTAAACCAAACTTATGATGAATATTACGATTATGTGTTATTTGATGATGGTTATAAAGAAAGGCTTGTTAGTTTAAGTCAATTAGCAAGGCAACCACGCAAATATACATTTCATAATGAATATAAAAATATCAGGAAAGCTGTTAGTTCATTGAATATACATGAAAGCCAAATAAAAAACAATATGAGTTTTTTGAAATTAGACAATTTGAATGGGTTAGGTAATATATTTTACAAAGATTGTAAATTGAAATATGGTTATAAAAGGGCTAATGTAACACCAAGAAATGTATCAACAAAAATGTATCTGATTGATAATGGTGATACAAATTTGTACCCAAAATTTTGTTGTGATAACTATAGGGCAAATATGATATATAGTAATTATGATTGTATTGCCGCAAAACAAAAAGTTGGTGAACAAGCATTTTGGCAATGGCATCAACTTCAATTAGAAATGAAAGGTTTGTTGACAAGAAAAATTGGTGAAGTAGCTTGGGTGAAAATGCCAATATTAGATGGTTCAATTTCATTAAACCCACGTTATGATGGTAGGTGGTTAATACATACCATAAAAACTTCAATTGCTAAAAATGGTGAATGTAACCAAGTCATAAAATTGATAAAGAATGATTATTTCATGAATGAAACTTATAATGATACAGAAGCATCAATCAGGCGTTGGAAGGAGTAACAATGTTTTATAGGGCAATTGTTGAGGATAATAAAGACCCATTGAAGTTAGGGCGTGTTAGGGTTAGGATACTTGGTTTACATACTGATAATAGGGCAGAACAAGATGATTATGAATATTTGCCAACAAATGAATTGCCATGGGCATATCCTATATACCCTGTAATGTCACCAACAATATCAGGTGAAAATTTTGCTTTTGGTGTACCAGAACAAGGTTCAATTGTAGCTGTAATTTTCAAAGACAAATATTACCAAGAGCCTTATTACATAGGCACAATACCTTCAATTGAAAGGAAGCCTGATTACAAAAAGGGCTTTTCAGACCCTGATAAAAAATACCCAAAATGGGAAAATGAAAGTTCAATATCAAGGTTAGCAAGGCATGAAAACATTGATAAAACCATAATACCATTGAAACAAGTACCATTAACTAAACCAGTTTTATTTGTTGAACCAGTAACTGTTTATAATGCCAAATACCCTTGTAATAAGGTAATTGAAACAAAAAGCGGTCATATAATTGAATTAGATGATACACCAGGGTTTGAAAGGGTACATATATGGCATAGGTCTGGTACAAATATTGAAATATACCCTAATGGTAAAATAGTTAAAAAACATGTTGAAGATGATGTAACAATAACATTGGGTAATACAAACACAAAAATCAAGGGTAATGAAAACAAAGAAGTTGATGGTAATGTTACTATTATAATAAGTGGTAATGTTGATATAAAAATAAAGGGGCATTTGAATATAACAAGTGATGGGGCTATGAATTTAACTTCACATAGTCATATGACATTAATAGCACCAAGAATTGATTTAAACCCATGAATAAAAGGGGCTAAAATATGCCAGCAGTTGTAAGGTATGGTGATGAGTCATGTGGTCATGGTTGCTTCCCACCAAGACCTAATGACCAAGCAAGTGAAAATGTTTTTGTAAATGGTAAAGGTGCTCATAGGCTTGGGGATAGTTATGAAATTCACTGTTGTGGACCAGTTTGTCATGGTGGTGAAGCAAGTTCAGGTTCACCAAATGTATTTGTAAATGGCAAAAAACTTTGTAGGGTTGGTGATAGTGTTAGTTGTGGTGATACAATGTGTCAAGGTTCACCAAATGTATTTTGTAACGGCTAAAAGGGGTAGCTAAATGGATTTTTTCAAAGATTTGAATTTAAATGCTTTTGAAAATGATGCGTTTTGGGTGAATACAAATGAAGATGCTATAAAATTTGCTATTGAAAATATAGTCATGACAAATAAAGGTGAACATTTAACAGACCCATATTTTGGTGTTGGTGTGAAAAAGTTTTTGTTTGAAAATATTGGTGATGACTTTTTGATTGATTTGGAAAAAGAAATTGAATACCAAATTGAAACATATGAACCACGTGTTATTTTAATGGATGTTAAGGTTGAAGAAATTGAAGACCATAAAATTGCCATATATATTTATTACAAGGTAAAACAGACAAATGTTTTAGACAATGTAACTATTATTTTGAATAGGAAAATATAGGGGTAAACTAATATGGCTAAAAATGTTGCTAATTTAGATTTAGAAACAATAAAAGCTAATTTGAAAAATTACTTGAAACAACAAAATGAATTCAAAGATTTTAATTTTGAAGGTAGTGCTATAAGTACACTGATTGATTTATTAGCATATTTTATTCAATATATAGGCTTTTATACAAATGCTACCTTCAATGAAATGTTTTTGGAAACTGCTCAAATAAGGAAAAATGTAGTCACATTAGCTAAAGCATTAGGCTATTACCCAAGACGCAAAGTAGCAAGTAGGGTTACAGGTACAATTAAATTTTTGGGTAATAAAAATATTGCTATACCTTCAAGTACAAAATTTGTTGGTCATGATAATGAAGGCAAAACTTTTCAATTTGAAACAAGGGAAATTGTCAATTTAAATAGTGATAATGATTATCAGTCAACCATTGTTTTATATCAACAAGAAACAGTATGGTATGAAACTACTTATGATAGTGAAAACAATACAATAATTTTGCCATATGGTGATGAAATTGAACAGTTATTTGTATTTGTTAATGATGAATTATGGAATTTTTATGATTACAAAATTGATTTAACTGGTGATAGTAAAGTTTATTTTCTTGAAGAAGATAGTGAAACAGGCAAATTAGTAATTTCATTTGGTAATAATTTGTTTGGTAAACAACCTGAAAATGGTTCAAAAATCAAGGTGAAAATGTATATAACACAAGGTTCAGCAGGTAATGACATAAATGATATTGAGTTAGCTGATATTATAACTGATAATGATAATAATGCTTATGATAAAAATGATTTTGAGTTAGTTTTCAATGAAAAATCATCAGGTGGTCAAGATGAAGAAACAATTGAAAGTATAAAACTCAACGCACCAAGAATGTATGAAACACAAAATAGGTTAGTAACTGAAAGGGATTATAAAGACTTTTTATCAACATTTGATTTTGTTGAGGCGTATTCAGTTTGGGGCGGTGAAAAATTCAAGCCACCTGTTTATGGTACAGTATTTTTAGCTATAAAACCAACAAATGGTAAGTATTTGACAACTGAACAGAAAAATGAGTTATTAAGTGCTATCAAAGAAAAGCAAATAGTTAGCTTGAGAACTCAATTTTTAGACCCTGAATATATTGATATTGATATTGATGTAACTGCTTGGTATTACAAAAACAAAGGTTATGATACAACAATATTGATTAATAACATA